TTCAAAATCGATTGACTCTGCAAGTTTTTCTAGCTTTTCAACTTGAGTTTCTGCTAGGTCTTTAGCTGCTTCACGGATAACCGCTGCGCGCTTGTAACCTTCTAGCTCTTCTGCAAGTTCAATTGCTTTTGCTGTTGCTTCATTGAATTGCTCTTCAAGCTCTTCGTTAGCATCAGCTAGTTCATCAACTAGGTCGATTTTGGACTCTGGAACTTCGATGTAAGACTCTGTGAACAGGTCTTTCAACTTACCCATGAAACCTTCAGCAATCTCAGCACGTAGGCCAGATTGGATCGCCAATTTGTTTTCTTCCATCCAAGACTCAACAACATAGTTGAGGTAGCTGTCAACTTTCTCTACAAGATCTGCTTTTGTTGAAGAAACTTCTTCTGCCAATTGCTCAGCATACTCAGCTTCCAAACGATCGATCTCTTCAGAGATTTTTGACTTTACTGCCGCTTCAAAAATTACAGCTGTTTTGGCTTTGAACTCATCGCTCAATGTTGCCTCAGATTCGACCAGAGCATTTAAGTCTTCACTAAAATCTCCATCAATCTCTACAGACTCAGCTTTCATAGGGACTCCGTTTTTCGCAGCTTTCATTGCGCCACGTTGAAGTTTATCTGGATCGCCAGGTGTAAATGTGTCAGCAGCTTGCGCATTAGACTTGTCGCCTTTACGCTTCGCAGCAGTCTTTCCAGCAGCTTCCGCTTTATCGTTAGCTTGGATTGATTGCTCCTCAGCATTTTTAGGATCATGAGCTTCTTCGATTTCCTCGTCGAGCTCGACATCCTGGTCTTGTACTTGATCAGTCATGTTTGACTCCTTAATATTTTGAGTTTTTCAGTAACGAGAGGAAATTCTTGAACTCACGAGTCTGAACCTCATAGAGGTCAGTACGTGGAGCTGTTTTAATTTCAGTCTCCATTTTTTCAATTACTTGAGGTTGGATCATTCCGTTGTTCCAAACCCACTCTACACCTTCCATAATTCCATTAACAAAAGCTGTTGGTGCAGATGGATCTTGTACGATATCAACCGTATTCAACAAGAAGTCATCCTTGACATACATTGTGCCATTTCTTTCCTCAAGGCTACCCATACCACGAGTTGAGACACCTAGTTGAACACCACCTTCTAGCAAACCTTTTACGATATTACCCATTGGAGTATTCAAAATACGTGCCTTTCCCACAACATCGTTTCCGTCCCAATCGAGACTTTCGATCTTGTGTGAAACTTTATCAAGATTAACAGTTGGTCCATCTGGATGGTTTAGTTCACCAACTGCTCGTCCTGTTTTAACTTGTTCCGTAACATACTTATCGACAGCAGATTCCATCACCATCTTTGGATAGATTCTACCATTACGATTCTTTGCTTCTGACTGCATAAAGATGCCTTCAATGAAGTGGCTCTTAGAACCATCTTCTTTAGCTTCGACAATCGCCTCTAGCTTCTGGTCTGTATATTCAGCAATCAGCTTCATGTTACTTTCCTTTTAATTGCTTGATAAACTGTGTAGCAGACTTTTCAGCTTCACGCTGATTCTTATAGCTATCCAATCTATCACCATCAATGTAAACCACATACCCAGATACTTCTTTATGTATCATGACGGGTACACGATCAATCTTTTTATTAAAGACCATCTTACCAGAAGGATGCCTGTTTAGCTTCTCTCTTAATTGTGTAAACGTTTTCATTTCAACAATGGTCTTTCTTAGTATTTATTTATAACTTTTTAATCCGCGAGAACTATTCTTCTGTATCCTCGTCATATTCTTCCTCTTCCTCCACAGCTTCTTCGGCTGCTTCGTCGTATTCATCTTCATAGAATTCGTCTTCAATACTGTCTTCGTCTTCTTCTTGATCCTCTGGCGCACCTAAATTAAAGATCTTATTTGCCATAGAGATCTTTTCTTGTTCTAGTGCATCACTAACCTTACCTTGCATAATAGCATCAAAGTATGTTTGACTTTTAGAAAAGTCCTGGTCAGTCACATGGTTGATCATATCTTCGATATCCATAATTTACTCCATTAATAATCTTGTGTTGGTTCTTCATATCCTGGTTGAGGCATATCTTGCTGTTGATCAGGTTGTTGTTCTTCCTCCTGCTGATCTTTAACTTCACCAGAATTAATCTCGTTTTGCATTTGATCTTTCATATCTTTAATTTGATCATCATCCAAATGTAATACGTTTTTCATTACCCACTCTTTAGAGAAGTAATCTCCAACATATTGTGACGTCTGATCTAAGATACCTAATCTATTTTGTAGTAACTCAGCGTCTCTTAATTCTGTAAAGTGACTGTCACGAACATAATCGACAACAATGTCTTCTTTCCATTCATTCCAATCTTCTTCTGTAATAATACCCTTTAGAATTAGATTCTTTTTCAAGATGTTATAGAATAGGTGATTGAAACGTGAACGTAATCTATCAATAAACTTCTGGAACTTCAATTCATCACGATTGATCTCGGTAGAACGACCAAGTGAGAATTGTGCTTCTTGTTCTAGTCTATTGATAGGAACATTCAACGATCTATATAGACGTTTTTGGAAGTAGATGATATCATCAATCTGGCCAAGGTTTTCACCTCCAGGCAAGGTGGAGATCTCGGTACCCCGCCCGCCCTCTCTACGAGGTAGCCAGAAATCTTCTAGCATTGACATATGCTTACGATCGTCTCTGATAGCACCAGTGTTAGCATCGTATACAAGTTTATTACGATACTTTGCCATGATGTTCTTCATGTACTCTTCTGATTTATTTTTCGGAAGGTTACCAACATCAATATAGAAGATACGGCGTTCAGGTGCACGCGCCAAGCGATAGATGACTAATGAGTCTTCCATCATACGCAATTGGTTGATTGGCTTTAGAGCTTTATGTAGATGTGATACAACACGCTTACGGTGTTCATCAAGTAAGCCAGATGTTACATAGCTAACTGAATCAGGTGTTAGTTTGATACCTGTATTTGTATTAGTTGAAGCAATTGATCCACCAACCTTATCTTGATAGATGTAGAATTCATCTACCTTTTCAATAAGAGTGGCACCAGTAGCTTCATCTTTCTTTTTCTTAACTTGCTTTACTTTACGAATCTTAGTAGCATCAATAGGTCTTACTTCTTGAATGCCTAGTTTTGGATTGTTCTCATCAACAACCAAATGATGATACATTCTACCATCAATATACCAACGCTTGAACATATCATGACCCATGTCATTAAAGTTCAACATCGATGTTACAGATTGAAATTCTTCTGCAATAGCTTTCTTGATATTATCGCTAATATCTACATTATCTAAATTTATAGAAACTGCAGATTCCAGCTCGGAAGCTGAAATAGCCTCGTTAACAATGTCTTCTAGTGCTGCATCAACCTCTGGATGTTGGGACACTGCACGATATTGTTGAATAAGTGTCTTTTCGTCTTTTGATTTATTACCATCGATATCAACAAATGTACCATAATGAGCACCTGATGCGGTAACGTAACCTGCACCATCCTCATCTACGGGAGGGACAATAGATGTAAGTTTTTCTTTTTGTTTGTCACGCGCTCGTTTAATTTCGAAGCCAAATAATTTAATACTATCGTCTGCCATTTTAATTCCTAAGAATAGAGTGAGAGGGGCCAACTAAGGCCCCTCTATTTATAGCCTTAGCTAGTAGTGTCTGCTTCCCAGTATTGTACTTGGAACTCAACAGTGAAACGCTCAATTTCGTTCTCTGTTGCATAGCTCAAGTCAATTGGGGACACTGCTGTTGGAAAACAACCACGGAACGTGTATGTCTTCAATGTAGAACCATCCTTATCCAGTTGTTCAACTGTCAAGTCTGCTTCGTAATCAACGGGGTTAGTTAGACCAGTATTTGCACTGTGTGCATTCATACCGTTCATCCAACGTTCCATTGCATTGCGGACATTCATATCTGTGTCGTTAATAATGGTTGGAGTCCATACATCAAATGTACGATCTCCAGCTAGTTTTACTTGACGTCCACGGAAAGGCACAATAATTGGTGCGATTGTGGAGCCTGGCAACTGAGCTGCTTCACACAAGAATGAAGTCAGTTCTACGTCACCACCAGCATAACCAGGGAAGTTGATAGTCGCCTTAAATAGATTAGGACGAGCACCACCACCTCTTAGTTTTGCTTTAAAATCATCAACGCCTAAAATAGCCATTTACTCTCTCCTTACACTGCACCTACAACTTCTTCGAAGTCGACACCAGTTCTAACAGCAACAAAGTTAAGAGTAACAAAGTTGATTGAACGTGCAGGCTTGATGAAGATGTTTGCGACAAATTCGTTTCTATCGATTACAGCAGCTGTGTTGTTTGTTGCATCACATACAACGCGGAAGTCTGTAATACCACGACGACCTTGGATCTCTCTCAAGAATGGCTCAACTACGTTAGTGAATTCTGCACGAGTGAATTCGTCATTGAATTCAAACATAACATTCTTCGCTGCACGAGCAATTGCTCTCTCAATAACCAAGAACAGACGACGAACATTAATTCTATCAAATGCACTTGGGCGACCTAGGTATGTTTTATCACCAAACAAAAGAACACCTTGTCCAGGAATGTTAACGATTGGGTTAACACCTGCTTTATATAGTGTGTCTCTTTGAGCTTTTGTTGGAGAATAAGCTAGTGATGTTACACCGAAATACTGACCACGTCTCTGACCTGCTGGTGAGAACCATGCTGCAGATTGTAGATCAGTTGCTGCCATTACACCAGCTGTAGTTGATGCTGCAGGAATATGGATGTAAGCGTCATTGTACTTGTCATAGACTTTCAAGTAGTTGTTGTCGATAACAAGGTATGATGTTGCTGTGAAGCTACCTACTGTTGTAGTTGTTGCTGTTACTGGATCTGCATTATTAACAACTGCAGCTCTGTCTGGGGAAGTAACAACGATACAATCTTTACGTAGATTCTTAGCATGACCTGTCAAGTAGTTAACCATAGTTACTTGATCAGCTGATGCACCCATTCCCGGTGCAATCAAGAAGTCAACTTCTACAATGTCTGGATCTTGGAACAGATCAAAACCTGTTTGGAACTCTGCTGTTGTTAGAGTGTCTGAATCAACACCACCTGTTAGTGAAAGTGTTTCTTCTGTTGCTGATGCGTTAAATGTTGTACCAGCTGCTTCTGAACCTGCATTAGTGAATACAGATGCTTCCGATACACCATCAGAGTCAGCATCTTCTTCCCATGAACCAAAGAAGATAAAGTTAGAAGCGTTATTGATTACGTTAACAACATAGTTGTCAGAACCATCAGCTGTACGAGCATCTGATGCGACAGAAACGTATGCGTAACGTTCTAGAATGGTACCTGGAGTACCTGAGAACTTACCGTCCTCGTCGACAACCACAACGTGTACTTCGTCGTTTGAACCATTACGATCAGATACGTAAGATGAAGTGCCAGGAGCACCATCAAACTCATCTGCGTAAGTCCAATCAGCGAATGTTCCGTTTGCGGAAATCATTGAAACTTTTAAACTGTTACCCAGCGCACCTGGGTATCTCGCGATCCAACGACCAACTTGATTATCGGCAGAATCCATACCGAATGTAAGTGTATCGTAGTGGTCTTTGTTACGAATTAGAAGGGTTTCTGCTAGAGAGCCACTTGCAGAGTTTGCGTTTGCTGCTGCGTTTGTTACTTCGCGAACAACAAATAGGCTTCCTGAATATGTTAGATATTGTGTAGCAGAAATAAAATCTACTGCTGTAGTAGCAGAAGGGGTTGCAAAGATCTCAGCAAGAGTAGCCTCTGAATCTACCAGAGTTCTCTGTCTAACTGGACCCCAGCGATAATTCCCAACGATTGCACCAGTTGTCGATTGTACGTTTGGCACGAAGCCAGAAAGATCAACTTCTTTGACTGTAATCGCAGGAGATGCAGAGGGACTTGAAATTGCCATATCTCTTTTTCCTTTGAGCTAAATGATAAGATACCATCATAAGAATATTCAATTGCTATTATTTATATATTTCAAATTTTAGTAATATTCTTCTTTCCACGTCAGCATCCAATCATCCGGATCTTTTTCTTCTTCTACAAACTCAGGTAGACCATCATCAATATATCCAAACGGAACAATATCATCTTCTATCTCTTTCATTCTCTGTTTGAACATTAATGTTTTCATATTAACATCAGACAATTCAGCAAAGCGATCACCTAACGTGAAATAACCAAACAACACTAGATTCATCATAAGGTCATCATGGTTACCATCACTCGCTTCATACGATTGTCCTTTGGCAACAAATGTAGACATCTCAAGGATAGTTTCCTTATCTACAACTTGCAGCTTTCTTGTTTCCACAATATCTTTGATTGTAGAACAACCCAATCGTTTGACTTTACGATTCATTGTCACACCAAGTCCATTTGCTTTCAATGCAGACTCAACATGCAGATTCTCATACTCTAATTCATAGTACAACCCATTACAAACAATACCACCCTGATCATTATTCTCCACAACGACATATGCATTATTATAATGTTGTGCATATTTCCATATGACGTTAGGAAATAGTATAGGAGATATTCTATTGTTTCTATATGAGCATACCTGCTTGAATGGCGTTACAGATACATCAATAATGTTAAACGTAGAGTAGTCGCCCCCAACGCCTTTTGCAACATCTACCGTGCAAACATATTGATGGTCTTTCTTTGTCTCTTCATATACTCTTAGGTTACCACTCTCATACACATGTATTGGTTCTTGTGCTTGCAGCTCCATAAGGATGTTACCATCAATAAGTGTATCACCAGTACCAAAGAATGTGTTACCAAACTCCTGATCAAACTGCAGCTGTGAAGTGTTGGCAATTGTTTGATTCTTCCATTCTTCATCACGACCAGGAACATCCCACCAATCAACTCTAAAGGACTTGTATTCATTTGTCTGTTGAACAGCACCTTCCCATAGCTTATGATACATGTTACCAATACCATTAGCTGTAGATGTGATAATCACTCGTGACTCTTTACCTGATGAAATAACAGGATAAGTTGATGTATAGAATGTTGCAGCATCTTCAACAAATGCAAATTCGTCCAAGTACAGCAAGTTAACAGACATACCACGAATAGATGAACCAGATGTAGCTGCTGATACAATACGAGAGTTGTTGCTAAACTCTATTGATTTCTTATTGAGTGACTTACAACCAGGCTGCAGAAAGAACGGGAGGTTCTCTAGCATTAGAGTTACTCGTCCAAGCATTTCCTGTGCTGTCTGTCCCTTGTTCGCCAGAATCGCGATTGTCTTTTCCGGATTAAACAAAGCAAACCAAAGTAGATAGGCCACACTACTAATAGACTTACCAGATTGGCGACAAGCGAGAACAATGCTAAATCTATTGTTATTGAAGTGGTCAAACATCTTCTCCTGATATGGATAAAGATTAAATGGAACTAAACCTTTGTCCAAATGAATAACCTTACAGTACGTACGCGTAAAGTATGAAGGATCATCCATACATTTTTTGTACTCTTGTACTTCGTGTGCTGTAAAGTTTGTGACAACGCCATCACGCTTGACATTAGGGTTGCCAAGATAGGTATCATTCATCTTCTGGAGTTACATCTTTCATCAACATTCGTTGTAGATCACTAGTTGATCCTACGAACACATTATTAGTTGTTTGGTTAGGAAGCTCTTTAGGAAGTTCATCTTCCTTCTTTAGATCTTTTTGCTTCTTGTGTAAATCTAAAAGGTTGCCATTAACATCAGCAACGTTTTTCATCATACCAGAAAGAACTTCAAACGCTCTTGGATGTTCAGTAGCCTTTGCTACCTCCATCATTTCTTCGAGTGCTTCAGAACCTTTTACGATTAGATCGTAATATGTTCTTCTAACAAACTCAAAGTCATTATCTGCATTATTCGAATCCATACTCATAGACCTCATTGAAACCATAATCAGAGTCTGCAGATACAAGCGTATCTGGTGTTATAGTAATTGTCAGCGTATCACTGTCTGCAATCGATTCTGTGTTAAGATCCAACTTATTGATAGTTTTAGTAACAACACCTGTGTCTTTGACAGGACCGTGGAAGTTAACTTTCATATCGAATGTCATAGTATATATGATAGTTCTTCTCTGCTCGACAGCACCTTCGTAATCGTCAGCAAAGTCAACAGATGTAAGCGTGATAGGAATATCTTCCTTAACATTAGGAAAGTCATCAAATGGCTTTATTGTTAATGTGTACTGAGGATTAAAATATGGAATGATCTGTTCTACAATCTGTAGAGCATCATCTTGATTCTTTGCATACACATTCAACTGAAAAGAAATAATATAAGGTACGAATACGTTAAACTTGTTTCTACTAGTATTTGTTCCAGCTTGTGTAAAGTTAGTTGTCTTTGTTAGCTGTCTTGCTGCATCGTACTGAATGCCGTTGATCTCAAACGACATACGTGGTAGCTTGACAGCAACTTGTTGATCTTCTTGTAGGTTTGGTTGCTCTCTGATTCTATCTAAGAACTTTTGTTTAGGAGCATACGCCAAAGGCACTTTTACTTGACTGATAACATCTCCGCTGCTGTTCTTTCTTAGAACATATAGATCATTAAACAGTCTACCAAAGATGGCAACAGCTTTTCTTGTCTTACTATGATAAAAATATGTTCCAAACATTAGCTAGGATCTCCAAATGGATTGCTCTCAGTAAAGTCTAAGAAGTCTGTCAATGAATCAAAGTATTGATTCTGATTGTTGTTACCAGCTGGTGAATCTGATGTACCAGATACATTACGTCTGATAGTGTTACCGTCTGAATCTTCTGATGTAATAACTGTACCAGTAGTAAACACATGGAACTGACCATCGTCTGCACCAATGTGTGCTAGCTTCAGTGTATTGTCACTCATGTTGACTTCTACAATCTCACCTGTGATTGTAACATCGTTTGCTAGTTCTTGTGATACAGTATTACCAACTAGGAATCCAGTTGAACTTGAATCTGTTAGCGTTAGTGTATATGTGTATCCAATCTCCTCAACATCATCGATCTCTGCAACACCTGTATCAAAGTCCTCATCATTGTACTCGAATAGTTCACAACGAAGTTTATATGTTGGTAGATTGTTAAGCTGATAGAATGGCTGCTCATGCTCAACATGCATGATCTGGAATAGCTTTTGTGAGAATGGAATGTACAGTAGATCACCTTCTGCAGGACGCTGTACAGTAATCTCATTATCGTATCTTTGCACTGTCTGTTGCCATCTACGTCTTGATATAACAAATGTTGCTTGGTCTCTGATCTCAACACCAAACTTTGTAAACAGATCACCTTCTCCATCGAACCCATCTACATTCTCAATATACATTTCAATTTTGTATGATGAATTAAATCTGGATGGGACATCATCTCCAAAGATTCTATCTTCGTTAACAATATCTCTTGGAAGATAGTAGATATCTTGTCCATACATCTTTAGAGACTCTATAACAATATCTTCGTATAGAGACTGCTCGGAACGATTCTGCTGTGTGAAGTATGGATTAGTTGCCATGTTAACCTATAAAGAAATCAGTTGGTAGTTCGTATTCTAGTCTTACTGATTCTCTTAACCTTTCGATATCACCTGTTGCATCATCAAAGATTTGACGACC